GTAAGTGGTCTCCTGAGTCGAATGCATCAAACGTCAGTTGTTGTGCAAAAGTTTTCGGAAAGATTGGCTGAAGCTTCATGCCTCTCTGTGGTACGTGTTCGTTCGAGTCTAAGATACCGTTTTTTCTCAGCGAACGACGCTGTCTCTTCGAAAGTGCCATATAACCTACTCTGTTTTTGTTATTATACTTACGGGTTAGAATGTTTCGATTGTGTTGCCCCTCCCAGAAGCTTTTTTGATTGATTTTAACACATCACGAAAGCCAGCGTCAGGTTTTTGATCGACGCCAGTAACAATGCTTGTCTTATTCGTTGTGATAACGCGGGTGAGATGAGGGTGCCTGGAAGTGAAATCATCCATTTCGGAGATTTTGTGTATATGGTCTTCGTATTCACCAGACTCAGAATTTAAATACGTATATGTTGGCATGTTTTATTTATAATCTTCAACTTCCAACAAGGCTTCCAAATCGTTAGATCTAAGAACATTTTTTAAATATTTTTCTTCTTTATGTTCACGATACTCATGGATAAATTCTTTCTTACCACCATCTTCAAACTTACGTTCTTCTTTACGATAGTTACTTTCTCGTTTTGACTTACTCATACTTGAACCTACCTGGAAATGCTTCCTCTACTAACTTAGATGTAATGCCTTTATATGGCAATTTCTTCTCTTTGACACCAAGCATTAGCTTAGCATCTTCGGGATGAATACTCTCTAACATCTCAATAAATATACGTTCACGTTTGATGTTATGAATCTGAGCGCTGCGTTGATTCTTAGTAAAGATATACAGCTTACGAACTTCTTGATATAGTCCGCCTGTATTATCAATCATATCTTCTGGAGAATTAAATGGAGGTGCGCCTTCAGGTAACTCAAAGATTATCCGTACATCACATACTGCTTCTAAGATTTGCATGAAAGCATTATTGCCCTCGTATTCTTGAAGTTTAGCGATCTTATTCTTTCTGCCTGTTGTTTTTTCAACTTCTTTAAAGATATCACTAATTAGTTTAACTGCCATTATTCTCTCCGTATAGATCACTTATTGAAACTTCCAAATTCCATGATATGATAGTTTTCATTTTGCTTGATAAATTTATAGGGCCACGATGTATTAGCCAACTTGGAAAAGTAATGATGTCTCCTTCAGCTACATCAAATTTATGTATATTGCCCGTCACTGGTCCTATCCATTCAGTCTGCGAACTGTCTTGTGGCAAGTCGAGGTAATATACATTCGTAAAATTATCTCCGTGTGTATGCCACGCATGTTTGCCGCCTGTTGTATATTGTTGAAACCACATTTCATGTATTTCGAAATACTCATACTTTAAATGTGTACACCACTTTTCTAAATGTTTATGTAGTGGTTCATATAAAATTTTATACCATTCACGTTCTTTGTCAAAACGAGATGTATCCCAGTCGCATCTCTCTATATTTTGTTCATGAACTTTAAGAGGTTTAAATTCTTTTTGCTCATTGATTGCTGTCAGTAACTTTTCTTTTAGTTTTTCATGCTGCTTAAATTTATTGATGATTACAGGAAAAGTTACATATGTCTCTTTCATTAAAACTCAGATATACATTCAGTTAGATTTTTGAGTTTGTATTTGATAAAATAATTGAAGAGCTTATCTCTGCCTTTATCTGATTGTTCTTCTACAGCTTGCTTTGTAGCTGCACGTATTCTATCAGGTACAGCATTTAAATCGATTAGCATACGATTTCTTTGATAGTTTTTACTTACATCTTCAGCCCAATCCCAGAAATGTAACATCTTTAACTCTTCTAGTTTCTTCGATCGTAGCGGCTTTTGACGTGCATTGGCTACAAATGTGTCATCAGAACTTAACACGTTAGGAATGCCATCACCTGTATCGCCTTTGAGAATATGTTCTTGCAAGAAATTCTCAGGATCATTGCACTTAATCCACTTCTTACGAGTAGGATCATATTGCGAAACGTTTGAGTAACGCTGTAATTGTTGGAAATCTTTGTCGCCTGAAAGAATGAGGATAGGGTCACCGCCGAGTTGGCGTCCGTGTTCATGACAAAGGGTCGCAATGACATCATCGGCTTCGGCATGCTCAACTCTGACGGTGGGATAGGGAAAGAATTCGGCAAGTTCATCGCGTACTGCATTAAGAATACGAAAGATCTCGTTCCAATCAAGACCAGAATCTTGTCTATTCTTCTTGCGATTCGCTTTATAATAGGGGAAGAACTGTTTGCGCCAGTTAGACGTAGCGTCGCATGCGATGACTAGCTCGCCAAACTCTTTCTCAAACTTGACTTTGTTCATGCGAATAGAATTGAGGATCATGTGTCGTAACAGATCTTCGTTCGCATTGACATTTTTAGGGCCGCTGACCATCAGGTTAGCGAGGGCTACTTGGTTGTAATCTAATATAATCACTGTTAAACTCCACTTATTTACTAGTATATTCTACCAAAAAATAGTGGCTTTGTAAACCTAAAAATCGAATTCCAATTGAGTAGTGTCTGGGTGCACGGCATCCCAGTATAAGTTCTTCGCAAAATGTTGGATAGGGTGATGGCAATCATTCATCTTATAGACAAATGATTTAAGAGTCTCGTATAAGAAAGAAATATCATATACGTAATCTTCATTATCTACTCTGTAGTCGTTATTGAACATACTACTTAGCATTTCAGACAGGTACTGATCCGTGTCTAATTCAGCGACTTCTACTTTATCGTAGATATTGAATCCATCTTCAATCGCCATTTGTTCAATACGGCGATCTAATGGGAACTCTATTACATTGCTCATAAAACTATTTATGTAGTTTTATAATTAAACATCGGACCTTCGTCTTTTGGTAAAGATTTATCTACTATACTGTATTTTAACGATCCAATGAGAGCTTCCCATTCTGATTTTCTATTTTTCCAGCTATAAAAAGTATCAGCATAAACTTTGGTAGGAACAACATTCGCTTTCATATCTTTATAATTTTCGATTGTTAAATCTAGCATATTATAAAATGCAGTAGCATGTGAGTTCAAATCTTCATTGTATTGATACATATTTGTCCAATGTGAAGCTGTTTCAAATATTCCACCGTAGTTTGAATGCACACAGATATTTTTTGCAGACATCGCTTCTATCAAACTTAAACAAGACGTTTCTTTCCATGTAGTAGGATATGCAAAGATATGTGATTTCTGCAGAGCTTTTCTTACAACATCATTTGATTGTGTACCATGATTTGTAACTTTCGGATTGTTTTCAAGTGTTTCGAATACTTGTTTAAAATCTTGATCGCGAACATCCCATCCATACAATGCGAATGACGAATAGACATCAAGCGTAATGTTGTCGTATTTCTCACATAGCTTATTAAATACTGGAGCAAGAATATTCAACCCTCGATGAGGTGTAGTGTGATAAATGAGATTAATTTGATCATCATCTTTTTCGTAGTCATCGATAGGATCAATAAAATTTCTCAGAACTACACACTTTGATGGCGGCAGATTATAACGATCGACATATCCTTGCATTTGCCAGTTAGACACAAACACAAATCGATGAAACTTATCTTGGCCATATTGCGTGCCTAAAAATTCTGATTCAGGATCACCAGGTAAGTCATGAGCCCAAAAAATACGGATTGCATCGTCTTGCAATTCTCTTACACGAGATGAAACAATTTGTACACCATCTAAAGTATCTTTATCTAGCCTTTCAGCTAGTTTCATTGTTAATACTTCTGTGCCGCCCATTGATTTCTCATTAGTCTCGTTTCTTTTGAACTCACCATTGATGATCTCAGCCATTTTCTCTATCCTTCACGAGGTTATCATTACGTACTACACGCAGATCTCCATAATTACCTGCATTAGTTTGTGTCTTATGCCGAAACAAACATAGCGTATAATTATTGTCGTGCTTACCCATAGGATAAACGATCTCTCTCGTTTTTTTTACTCGCCAAACATCTAACATTATAAACCACTCTCTAAATAAAACATAAGGTCACCGATCATTCGATGATCGACGGTTGAAAAAGGAAATCCCATCTCTGCAATTTCTGGATGTATTTTTACGAGAGTTTCTCGAGGTATATCTTTTTCTACCTCGATTAATTCGCATTTAACATCCTTTTGTTCAATATACATTTTTAGCATTTCACAAGGAGGACATCCTGCTTGTGTATAAACTATGATTCTTTTTTCTTCAGCCATTTTCCGTTTATCTTTCCGCCAATAAATTCGTTATAATACTCTTCAGTCAATAATGCTTCGCATCTGATCTGATAATCCATTTCCCAATATGCACACTCTGTTTTTGTTTCACATAGCTGTACGACATATCGTTCAAACTCTGCACCATTCGCAAGCTCGTCTTTTAGTTGTTGATTTGATCCGTAGTATTTTTTCCAGTCTGACTCGACTAATGATCTTCTCTTTCGTTTCTTGCCTTTGAGAGGAGGTAGTGTCTTCTTACTCCAGAAAAACTTCTTACCGATATACTTGCGTTTAGTTTCTTTATTAATTAACAAATATACCATACCATAGAAGTTTTGTACATGCTCTGACTCAAGCGCCCAACCTTCTAATAGATGTATCCAAGGATTTTCATAGCTTGCAGTAGTTAACGACGACGTTCCCTTCGTGGAAGATTCTTTTTGATTTGGCAAAACTATCTGACCACCTTTGTTCGGCGCATAATGTGTCTTCGATAATTACTCTACCTATACCAACTTGTACTACGCCTTTTGCACATTCGTGGCAGATAGGTAATCCATAAACATAGAGGTGTGCACCTTTGAGTGAAACACCATTCTCTACAGCATTATATATACAATTCATTTCAGCATGTACCACGAGCTCATACTTTGTCTCGCGATCATTCAGTCTTTCTTCGGTGTCTTGTATTCCTTTCGGGAATCCATTATATCCTGTTGCAAGAATATTACGATTCTTACCGACTGCAACAGCACCAATCTTT